TTTCTTAAGTGTGCCAAAGATCCTATATACTTCTCAGAGAAATACATTCAAATCGTACACGTTGATCATGGTCTTATACCGATTAAGATGTACGATTATCAGAAAGAAATCTGTACTGCTATCACAGAGAACAGGCGTGTCACAGTTAATACGTCAAGACAGGCAGGTAAAACTACTACAGCCGTAGCAGTAATTCTACACTACATCATATTTAACGACTTTAAAACAGTAGCATTGCTTGCTAATAAGGGCGATGCCGCACGTGAGATACTAGATCGAATTAAGATTGCATACGAAGCACTTCCAAGCTGGCTACAGCAAGGAGTTATTGAGTGGAACAAAGGCTCAGTTGAATTTGAGAACGGGTGTAAGATTATAGCTGGCTCAACATCATCAAGTGCTATTCGTGGTAAATCTATATCATTCTTGTACATCGATGAGACTGCATTCGTAGAGAACTGGGACGAGTTCTTTGCCTCAGTTTTTCCTACAATCTCATCTGGTGATACTACAAAAATTCTCTTCACTTCCACACCTAACGGACTTAATCACTTCTATAAGACATGCATTGGCGCACAAGAAAATAGAAATGGGTACATATACATCGAAGTGCCATGGAACAAAGTTCCTCGCCGTGATGATAAGTGGAAGCAAGAAACTCTTGCGGCAATGGATTTCGATCAACAGAAGTTTTCGCAAGAATTTGAATGTGCTTTCTTAGGTTCTTCAGGAACATTGATAGAAGGTTCAAAACTCAAGACTATGGTTGATTTACAGCCCGTTGCTCAGACTGAAAAGATGAAAGTTTATCAGCAACCAGAGCAAGGACATGTGTACGTGTGCGTGTGTGACGTATCCAGAGGAAAGGGCTTAGACTACTCTGCATTTCAGATAATCGATGTTACTCAAATGCCATATAAACAAGTGTGCGTGTATAAAGACAACACTATTACCCCTATCGACTACGCTGAAATCATATATAGAAGTATAGAGAGATATAACGAGGCTTATACTCTGATAGAGGTAAACGACATTGGCGAACAAGTATCAGAAGTATTGCACTATGAGTTTGAAGTTGAAACGCTAATGTATACCGAGTCAGCAGGAAGAGCAGGCAAAAGATTATCTACCGGATTTTCTAAAAATGCTGATAAAGGAATCAGAACTACAAAAAATGTGAAGTCTATTGGCTGTAATATGCTCAAAATGTTGATTGAGCAAGATCAGCTAATTATCAACGACTTCGGAACAATAAATGAACTTTCGACATTCTCCAGACGTGGCAATTCTTATGAAGCAGAATCTGGAACACACGATGATTTGGTTATGTGTCTAGTGTTATTCGGATGGATGACCGATCAAACGTTTTTCAAAGAAGTCACAGACATAAATACTATCGATAAACTCAGATCAAGGAACGAAGAAGAACTTATGGAAAGCCTTCTACCAATTGGTTTCAACACTTATGACGAGGATATCCTTGACGATGAGCAGATAGGAACAGCCCAGTGGTTAAACTACTAAATTGCTGTTTTTATAAATATAGAAATAAAAGAAGTTTATAACTTACAAAATAAACAAGGAGAAATGAGAAATGGCTTTTCAAACAAGTCCAGGCGTTAATATCAGCGAAATCGACCTAACGAATGTCGTCCCCGCTGTAGCAACAACTGAAGGCGCTATCGCAGGTGTTTTTCGTTGGGGTCCAGAAGATCAACGTATCCTAGTAACATCAGAGCAAGACTTAGCTAATCGCTTTGGCAAGCCTGCTTCTTACTACACAGATGCTGGTCTCACCACATTGTGGACAAACCATGAAACATGGTTTTCTGCCGCAAACTTTTTAGCGTATAGTGATGCACTGTACGTAACACGTGTAACTGATAGTTCAGCCGCGGCTGCAACTGGTACGAACTTTACAGCAAAGTACAAAGGTAAATTAGGTAATTCTATTCAAGTATCTCATTGTGTTGGCACTGCCAATATGGGAGTTACCGCTAGGACAGATACTCTAACAATCGAACCTTATGCTACTACTGGTATCATTTCAGGACTGGTTGCTAACACTGATCCAACGTATCTTGCAGTAGGAGACAGAGTTGTTCTTTCAACAGGAATTGAATTAGTTGTTAGTGCGATTGCTACCGCAGTCACAGACGTAAACGATGCGGCGGCATTTCAGAGAACTATCACTTTCGACAGACGATATAATCCGGTCAACGGAGCGCAATACGCCGCGGCATTCAGCACCCAGTGGGGAGACGCAGACTTATTTGATAGTCCTCCTTCAACTGCTACTAGAATGCACGTTGTTGTACGTGATATCGATGGTGGAATTACCGGTACTGCAGGAACAATCCTAGAGACATTCGAAGACATCGATACGGCACAAGGTGCAATTGGTGCAGACGGTTCTACCAACTTCTCACCAGATGTTTTTGAAAATCGTTCAGATTGGATTAAATGTACTCCTGCTCAAGCAGTATTACAAGCATCATTGACTTTCGGTCAAGCGACTCTTACTACAGGTGATGACGGTCTTGACGAAGTTGCTATCACTGCAGGTGACGTTATCGCTGGATATAACTTGTATACTGATCCAGCGGACGTTGACGTATCACTGATCATTCAAGGTAAAGCAAAAGGATCGCTTCTTGCGAATCACATCATTAATAACGTTTGTGAAACTCGTAAAGACTGTGTTGCATTCATCTCACCAGAACTAGATGATACAACTGTAGCGAGTATGGTATCTTTTTCAGATACGCTGACAGCATCTACTTTTGCAGTCATTGACAGCGGATATAAATATCAGTACGACAAGTACTCAGATGTGTATCGTTGGATTCCATTGAACGCTGACATTGCTGGTCTTTGTGCTAGAACAGATGACGTAAGAGATCCTTGGTTCTCACCTGCTGGTTATAGCAGAGGTAACGTCAAAAATGTTGTTAAGTTGCAATTGAATCCTGCTAAAGCTGAAAGAGATGTTCTCTACAAGAGCAAGATTAACCCAGTTATCACACAGCCAGGTCAAGGTACTATCTTGTTTGGTGATAAGACAAATGCACCAACAACATCCGCATTTGATCGAATCAACGTGCGTAGACTGTTCATCGTACTAGAGAAAGCAATCGGTGTAGCCGCTAAGTCCACATTGTTTGAATTCAACGATGACTTTACGAGAGCCCAGTTCAAGAACCTAGTTGAGCCTTTCTTGCGAGATGTTCAAGGTAGACGTGGTATCTATGACTTCAGAGTTGTTTGTGACGAAACTAACAACACTTCGAATGTCATTGATAGTAACCAATTTGTTGGCGATATCTATATCAAGCCAGCACGTTCTATCAACTTCATTCAGCTTAACTTTGTAGCCGTTAGATCGGGCGTAGAGTTTTCTGAAGTAGTAGGTCAGTTTTAATAAATATTAATCAAAGGAGATATGAATAATGGCTTTCAACATTAATGAAATTAAAAGCCAACTGACCTTCGGGGGTGCTAAAGCATCGCTATTTCAAGTACAGATTACAAACCCTGTAAATGCAATAGCCGATCTTAAAACACCTTTCATGGTACAGGCGGCAGCAATTCCAGAGAGTACTCTGGGCACAATCGAGATCCCGTATTTCGGTCGTAAAGTAAAAATCGCAGGTGACAGAACATTCGCTGAATGGACTGTTACTATCATGAATGATGAAGACTTCCTAATTCGCAATGCGATGGAAAACTGGATGGCTTCAATCAATGCACACGAAGGTAATACACGACAGTTGGCAACAGCGGCGAGTTCAGAGTATAAGTCACAAGCACAGATTACTCAGTACTCAAAAACTGGTGTACCATTGAGAACGTATAACTTTAATGGTCTGTTCCCAACAGCAGTAGCTTCTATTGCTATGGATTGGAACACTACGGACGACATTGAAAGATTTGATGTGACATTCCAATACGATTGGTGGAACGTTGATGGTGGCATTACTGGCACCGGCGGCACCAACGCTTAATTGGACAATAATTAGGGGAGAGAGTTTTTCTCTCCCTCTATTAGAGGATTAACTATGGATTTATTTGGATTTGAAATAAAGCGGAAACAGGATGAGAATGACAACATTCCATCTTTCGTTACACCGCAAACTGATGACGGCGCTGTAAATATCGCCGCAACTGGTACTGGGATCAGTACTTTTTTGGA